ATCGCCAAACAAGGGCAAGCCGTTAACGGGGTTAGTAATATGCAACCAGGAGATTTGGTATTCTTCCACACCTATAAACATAACGGACACATCGGTATTTACATGGGTGGGGATCAGTGGATTGGCTGTCAGACTTCGCACGGGGTTAAAGTTGAAAGTTTAAATGGCTCGTACTATAAGAGTAAATTAAGCTCCACAATACGTCGGGTACTCTAGGAGTGATACAATGGAAATTCACAATATAAAACTACAGAGTTCACTGGGTAGAATGCAACACTTCTATCGCCAAGATATGGACATGAACGGCTTTATGGCGCTGGCTCGTGTCCTTAAAGTTCATCATAAATCCGGTACGGCTGACATAGCTCTCGTAAACTCGAAAGACACTTATTCATCTAGTTCGGTTAACGAGGGTAAATTTGCCGCACGTATCGTACAGAACACCGCGAACTTCGATGAGCAACGACAGCGTTATTGGGGAACGGTTGACCCAATAGCAGAAGGCTCGCTTGTGCTAGTAGCGTTTATGGAAAACATGAAACAACGCCCCATCATCTTAGGGGCTTTTCATCGCCCTGATAACGTCGATAATCCTTTTACTAACCTTTACCCTTTAAAAGAGAAAAACGAAGGGCTACACCGTCGAGAAGCGCTGAAAAAGCTACGTATTAATCCTGCGCTAACTTATCAGAAAATAGACGGGGAAGGAAACATCGAAGTCACGTTTGGTTCGAAGTCTTTCTTTGCGATGTACAACACTAACATGGATCCCATGGGTCATCTAGCCGACAACCACGGGGGATTCGACCATGCCGACTTAACAGAAATAGATAAGCGAACGGGTACACCTCTGGAAGCTGACTGGGAAGAATCGAAAGCCCCAGCAAGGTTTCTATTCGTGAAACGTAACTTCGATAACACCGATGGTTGGACAAAGTTCTTCTTAGATGAGTTTGGAATGTTCCGCATTACGAGAGATAACAACGATGGAAAGCTTTCCTATTTCGAATTAAACGAAGATGGTAGCATGAAATTCCGTCAACAGCAAGACGAGGTGCTACACGGTGAAGGAGAGAAGTTCTCTGAGCTAGGTATGACAGCTACTGGAGAGCCTTACTTGAAACACCATAGTGGTAGCATTATAACGTTCGATGGTGACGACATCATTATCCGTGCAAAAGGTAAAGTAATCCAAGAGGAAGGAGCTGAGTAACATGCCCCAAAGTGACGGAAAGAATACCTTAAAACGGTTTGAGTTTGAGTTTAAGGGTAAATCCTACAAGTTTAATTTAAACCCTGAAGAGTACACGCAGGACGAGCCAGTACGAACAGTTGTAACACAAACGCTAGGCGGTGCTTTTATAGATGACTTTGGAGCCGGTTTGGTTAGTATCTATATGAAAGGCTCTACAGGTATGAAGAACGGATTTGAGAAGTTCGTGGAACTTCGTGACTTCATGCGTACCTACGCGAAAACAGGCACAGCTGGTCAAGAAGTAAAAGACGAACTAAAGTTTCACAACTATACTGACGAGGAGAGTTGGATTGTACACCCAGACCCAACAGGCTTCCGCGTATTTCGTTCGAAAAGCAACCCGTTACTTTTTATGTACGAGCTTCGTTTAACGGCTCTCAGGAACGCTAAAGACCCAGCGCCAGAAATGATTACGAAAACCGAAGTGAAAACGACTGACTCACCTGAAGAGGGCACGCAGGAGCAGGTTGGTGACGCGTTAGGCTCTAAGAGTACGACGAATAAAGACGTAGCAAACAAAGCTAAAGAAACAAAAGAATCAGGCTCAAAAGAGGGTGTTGTTCAAAAGATTAACGGTAAAGTAAAAGATGCAAAAACGGTTGTCTCTGACGCATTAGGGGATTTTGTGAATGGTCTTCAGGTATTAAGCAACGGACAGGCACAGGTTCAGCAACCAGCTCAACCACAAAATAACTTTCGAGCTTTCGCTATTCAAGCTCCAGAGCTTACTGAATTAAACCCATACGTTTCTAGTCTAGCACTAGACTACTACCAACAGTTTCAAGAAGGTACAGCTGACACAGCTAACATCGATGTTCCTAAAGATTCCCTTGTGTACAAAATGATTTACGACGCACCGTCGTTACTTTTACCGAAACGCGTAACGGATACGATGCGCATGGTTATTCTTGAAACATATGCTATTTATAAAGCTTATGAAGAAAACAGAAGTGCGTTCTCAACTCGTATCTCGAAAGATGACATGACAAGGTTAAAAGATAACATACGTTGGTTAACCAGCAAGCTTGAAGACACCGATGATGAAATCGTTTATGACATCATCGATGGACTTCGTGAAATCGAGGTAGCTATTGGACAGTATCGAAACACGAACTCCTTGTTCCTGAAAGACGTTTCGAGCAGTATTAGAGAGTACAACGGGGGTGACACTGATGGATTATAAAAAACACACAGTTTCTTACGGTGAATCACTACAAAGTATTTCGCAAGATTTGCTTGGAGATGCTTCCCGTTGGGTTGAAATCGCCATCCTAAATAACCTAGTGTACCCGTATATCGTAGACGATGGCGCAGAGACAGGCGTTAAGACAATTGGTGATACACTACTCGTACCCCAAGACGCAGTAATGGACGACATCATACCACAAAACGAAGTCGTGGGAATCTACGAAAAGTCTCTTGGTCAAGACTTAGACATCTTTGGTGATGAAGACTACATCGAGTTAACAAACGTCGAGACAGGAGAATTGGACATCAATATGTATGGTGACCTTCGCGTTGTTTCTGGACTACGTAATTTAAGACAATCTCTTATTATACGACTTAGCACCCCAATTGGAACGCTCCTTCACCACCCTGAGTTTGGTAGCTCGTTGATTGAGCTGTTAGGAACGAAAGGTACGGTTGAGAAGATTCACAAAGTGCGCGTGGAACTAGAACGTTGTATAAGAAGTGATGAACGGGTTGCTGATATTACTTTTGAAACGTTTTACCTAGATGGTGACTTACTAAGAGTTGGGTTCACAGTAACGCCTGTTGGCTTTGACGTTGCTTTCAAAATGAGCTTAAAGCTTGGGGAAGGAGGAATTGTCGAATGGGCTTAAAATTAAAGAAGTTTACTGAATTGTATTCGGGGATGGTTTCTTGGATTGTTGGTAATACAACGAAGTTAACAGACTTTTCAAAGGGTTCAGCTATTCGTAGTTTACTAGAAGCTGTAGCCACATCGATAGAGCAAGCTTACTTTAACATGTACCGGAACGTCATGTGGGGGATCGAGAACTCTATCTATGAAGCATTTAACTTTCGTAAGAAAGACGCTACTCCTGCTAGTGGGACGTTAACGCTTATGTTTGCGTACCCTGTGACAGCTGACTTTATCGTACCAGAGGGTGCTAGGTTTGCTTCGATTACTCAGCAGGATGGCTCTACGCTTTATTTCCAAACGCAACAGGATTATAAAGTTCTTAGTGGTTCGATTGAAGCTGACATCGAGGTATTCTGTACTACAGCCGGTAAAGTCGGTAATGTGTCTTCTGATACAGTAAAGGTTATGGTAAACCCTATCCGGGAAGTTTCAGAAATTACCAACCGCATCGGGTTTACAACAGGGGCTGAAGAAGAGTCATCTGCGAGCCGTAAACAGCGCTTTAACCGTTATATCGAGACACTAGCCAGAGGTACAAAGAAAGCGATTGAGTACGGAGCGAAAGAAGTTCCTGGTGTAGCTGGGGTGTGGGTTGATGACAGTGAGATTGGACTTGTAAAGGTTTATGTCCATGATGCTAATGGTAACTTGCCTGACTACCTTAAAGCAGAAGTACAGACCGCGCTGGAAAACTATCGTGCTGCTGGCATCCCGTGTCTTGTATTGCCAATCGTGAAAGAGGAAATTGCTATTGAGCTTGAAGTCTCAGTTCTACAAGCCTATAACACAACGTTATTCAGACAGAATCTTTTAGCTAGCCTATACAGCTATGTAAATAACTTCCCAGTTGCTAAAAGCTTTATCGTTTCTGACCTTGTTCAGTACGTAATGAACTACGACGATGTTGCTGTTGTGAACTGTAAAGTTCTTTCACCAACGCAAGATATTATAACGCCACAGCAAGAGATTATTCGCACAAGCAACATCAAGCTAACTATAAAAACATAAGGAGGTGAGCAACTTGTTCAAGTTTCTAAGTCCTATCTTTAAGCGAAACACAACCCTTGGTGTTTCACCTCAACATAAAGCTATGATGGAATCAATCATGCAACAGCTTAACCAGCTAGACGAAGACACGAAGTTGATGAAACTTGAATTAGTTATTCTAACGGCTACAGGCAGATGGCTTGATAGCTGGGGTGAATGGTTTGGTATCCTTCGTACAGAAGGAGAAGAAGATGAATTTTACAGCAAGCGTATCGTAGCCACAACGGTTAAGCCTAAAAGCACAATACCAGCTTTAATTTCAGCAGTCGATGAAGTAGCTGGCTATACGGGTGACCAAACGTCTGTCTTTGAGCCACACAAATTCATCGCGCGTCACAATATGTCGAAGTTTAGTGGAAAAGACCGATACACCGATGGTGTTTACTGGCGCTCTGGGGTTATTGACTTGTTACTTCCTTATGATATCACAGAGGACGTTCGAAACACCGTTGAATCCGTAAAGGCTGCTGGTATTAAAACAACGTTCACACAACTTAATAATATTGTGATACCTGATGGAGAAGATGGTTGGACATTTGGAGAAATGGTTATTCCTTACGAAGACTATACCCTGATTTTCCAACCGGCTCTTGCTATCGCGTTAAAGGGCGCGGTTTTCTCGATGAACACGCAGGGTTCAAGGTCACGTTCAGGTAAGCAAACGTTGTGGGGCACTTACGTTGACTTTGGATTTGAACCATTCCTTACTAGAAACTTTGAAAGATATGTTGGAGAATCAATGGTCTTAAAGAAGTCGGATTTCTCTACGTTTAAGTTGTTGCCAACACGAATTGGCTCAAGATTCTCTGGACGTCAAATGGGTGGTGTTATCTCTGGTGGGTTACGAAACCAATATGAGGAAACAAACACGTATGACCCTCTCGACGTAACAGACATGCAGGGTGAAGTTGCTAGAACTATCTACAACCTTCGTCCGGCTACTCGCTCCCACCATGGTGTATACTCTGGACGCTTTGGGTTTTCTGGTGCTCCTGATGGGGGTTGGGTTGATAAGTCGTATCTTGTGGTAGCAGATGAAGAAGCTGTCTTCCTTTATCCGACGAAACGCACTAGTCAAGAAACGACTCTTTGTACTGACCTCTGGATAAGCACAAACCCTGTATTCGATAAAAGCTACAGGTCAGGAAGACAGATATTATATGCGTCTGATTTACTAACCTTAGAAACGAATTTAACAATGTCAAAACAAAAGCGTGAGCTAACGTTCAACGATCCTTATCGTTGGGTTGATTTCTTGTACGCAATTCGTGCGAAAGACGAAGAGAAAGTAAAAGAGTTGATTAACATAGATAAACTTGAAACTCCTCTTGAAGAGTTGTACGAGTTTGATTCTGTTATCTCTGTACAGGAGATTGAGGAATGGGGCATTAATATCCAAAAACTCAAAGAAGTGACTCTTTCTACCGAACTTTCAGCGAAGTACGAAGAACGTTCACAAGGTGAGATTGAAGTTAAGCTCTCGACGTAAATAGGAGGTTGAACTATGGCTACTACTACGATTAATGGTCACGTTTCACGTGCATTAGATTTCTTTGAACGAAACGATATTTACTTTGCTATTGGACACCCAGACCCGTGGGCAGATGATAACTATCCGCCAGCTCCAACGATTGACACGCAAGATATCACGGTTCCGATTGGATTTAAAAAGGTAGAAAATATCTATCTTGTAGTTCCTGATGAGCAGGGTTCTATTGTGTACCGTGATAAGCGCTGGAGAGTCGTACCAAAAGACCAAGCGATTGCTCAAGGTGCTCGTTGGGTTTACATCGAGTGTACACTGCGCTACGACGAACTTCCTTTAACAGATTATCGCCAAATTGGTGTTTATAGTCGCTTAAAGGTAAAGGCTGACACGCCTACAGGTAAACTTAACCTTTTACCAACTGACGTTGAATCTCGTGGTATCCTTGAGATTATCGACAATCGTAAACGAGTGACACGTCAGGTTGACCAAAAAGAATCGCTAACCCTTAAATGACGGGGGCTTGGGTTGGTGACAACCTAATGAAAAGCGGGTCAATTCAGGGAAACCCTAACGTTGAGACGAGGGCAATCCTGAGCCACTTTGTACATGGATGGAAACTGAGGGGTACAAAAGGCGCAGAGACTAGGTGCTGAGGAAACAATAATGCACCCAAGAAATCCGCCATCTTTAAAGGTATAAAACGTACACTGTTGAATATACTAAATAAGATGATGATATAGTCCGACACCCAAGGAAACTTGGGAGGTAGCATAAACAGCTATCATTAACTGTAGCGTTGTAGAATTTTAATACTGGGGGGTAGCTAAATTGCCAGCAAAAGTGGTGTTTAGTGAAGAGCTAAAAGAAAAAATAATTGAGCTGTTCACTAAGGAACTGTGGACAGCTCGTAAGATTTATAAGGAACTTGGCATATCAAAGAAGGCAACCATAAGACTACTAAAGGAAGAACTTGGTGACGATTTTGAAAAAGCCCAGCATAAAGGGAGATCAAAAGCTTTTTCGGGTGAGAACAACCCAAGGTTCTCAGCTCACGTTTCAAAAGAAACAAGAGAAAAAATAAGCAAAGGTAATCTTGGAAAAACACACACCGAAGAATCTAAACTAAAGATGTCTAAAACACGTAAACGTAAGTATAAGGAAAACCCTGAACTTGGTAAGCTTACTGCGAAACCTATGATTGACTACCTAACGGAAAACGGACACCCAATGAAAGGGAAGAAGCACTCGAAAGAGTCAGTAACAAACATGAGACTAGCAGGTGAACTAAGAAGGGGAATACCAAAAGATCCTGAATCTGTAAGAAAAACAGCAGAAGCACACAGAGGTATGAAACGTTCGAAAGAAACAAGAGAACTTCAAAGTAAAGTTAGAGCAGAGAAGTTTGCTAATGGTTCACTCAAACTCTATACGAATAACAAACGTGGACACTACGTTTCAAAAATAACTGGAAAAACAGAGTACTATCATTCAAGTTGGGAGTTAGTAAGAATGGAACAGCTTGATGAACTAGGTTATACTTGGACGAAAGAACACAAAGTAGTTATTCCGTATCAAGTTGAAGGG